GTGAGCTCATTGGTCAACGCAATCAGCTTCAGATCACCCGACAGGATGTTGATGTTGTCGATACGTTTGGTTTCGTACTCAGCCATCACGCCGCGCCCGGTATAGGTCACGGTGACTGCTGTAGTCGTTTCCTCGACCGGGTCATAGACGCCCGCCCCCTGATACGAGCCGCTGAACACAGACACGGCATCGGCCAGCTTCCCGTCGAAGGCCTTGGCCAGCTTGGCCTGAAGTTTGTCCTGTAGGCCCATGCTCAGCCCCTCACCATCGGGATGGAATTGGTGCCAGTGGTCCAGGGATAGATCAGCGCCAGGGCGAAGCTCTCCCCGGAGGACAGTGCGACGGAGCCCTGAACGTAGGTTTCACTGACGGACGTGCCAGAGGTAGCTGATACCGTCTCACTGATCGTCTCGCGCTCGACGGCCTTGTACAGCGCGCCCGTCGAGGCGATCTTTGCAACTTGGGCGCCAGCCTGCTTGATCTCGGCCGGTACTTCGGCGGGGACAGGACGCTTAATCTTGCTGGTCAGCCAGGCGTTGGCCTGCATCACAGACATAACCGGATCACCGGCACCCGCCCAGTCCGACCCCAGCAATGCGTCAACGTCTGCAACAGTGATGAAGTCGGTCATGGGTTATTCCTGTTCGGCCTTCTGGCCTGCGCCGCCGGACTTCGCAGTCTTGATCGGCTCGGGGTGCTTGTAGTCATTCGGCGCAAACTTGGCGTCGATGATCTTGTAACCCTTCTGGCGCAGTTCAGCCTTGCGCTCAGCGGTGACCGGGTGCTTCTCGTAAACGACTTTCTCGTCCATGGTGGACTCCTGACAGGTGGATTAGGCGACCCGAAGGCCGCCGTCTCGATTACTTGGTAGCGTCACCGACGGTGATAACGCCAGCCGAGGCCTTGATGCTGTTCGCAACCAGGTCCCAGTTGGTGCCGGTGGCCAGCTCGGCGCTGGTTGGCGACTTGCCGCCGTTGGCGGTGTCCCAGGTGTAGCCCTTGAGACCCATGCCGAAGGTGTAATCGGCCTGCATGGTGGTCTCGATGCGCTCCTTGCCGTTGGAGGTCTCGATGTTGGTGATCAGGTCGGAACCATCCATCACCATTGCAGCGCCGTCAGCCAGGCTCAGCACCTTCTGCTTGTTCGGGGTTCCGGCTTCGTACAGCGCGGCCGCGTCGGTGATGATCACCGCCTTGCCCAGGATGTCGACCACCTGCACACCGCTGAAGGTGAACAGCTTCTCGGCGTTGACCAGGTTCTTGCCGATCAGCTTGTGGTACATGGCGCCAGTCATGACTTGGGCAATCAGTCGCTGAGAGGCGTCACCGAACAGCGCGTGAGCGTTGTTGATGGCGACGTAGTCCACGCCGAGAGTGGCCGACACGTCGTTGGTGGCGGTTGGCTGGTTGCCAATGGCAGCGACCAGGGCGGCGATGGCGGTGTTCAGCTGGTCCGACATGATAGCTTCGGACAGGTTGCGGCTGATCACTTCCAGGGCTTCTTCCGGGTTCTTCTGAACCCACGACAGCTGCGAAGGCTCCCACAGGATCGGACCGAAGCCGCCTGCGATCTTCACCGAGTCGTACTGCTTCTGAGTCAGCGGGGTTGCAGCCTGCGCACCGTTGGCGGCATAGCGGTCAACACGGCGCTGAGCGCTGTGCAGGCCAGCCCAGAACGACTCTTGCAGGAAGTCGCCGTCGATGCCTTGAGTGGTCAGGCGGATGGAACCAGCGGAGGCGGCGTTGAATTTCTCAACGTCCTGCGCCAGGGTTTCGATGGTGGTTTTCTTGAGGTAATCGTTGAATACCTTCATGTTCGACAGGGACATATGTGCTCCTTAGCTTGTTGCGGTCATGGCCTTAATGGCTGCTACGCGATCTTCTTTGCTGCCGCCAAAGTTGCCCTTGGCGCCGGAATTACCGCGATCACCGCCTTGAGCGCCGCCACCGTTGGCGTTGGAACTCTTCAGGATGTGGTCGCGGTGCGGGTACTGCGAAACAAGTGTCTCGATGGCTTCGTCGAAGTCGGCCAGTTCGCCGGGGCGGGATCGGCTGAAAATCTTCTGGTTTTGGGCGTCATAGGCGACGACCTTGCCGTCTTCGATCTTCAGGTTCTGGCCGAAAGTGGCTTGCACCATGTCGACCGGAACTGCCAGCTTGTCGGCGATGTACTTCGAGCGAGCGAAGTTGCCGCCGATCTTCTCGGCGTACAGTTGCTGCTCGAGGGTCTGGGTTTTGCCGTTGGCTTCGTCCAGCTGGGTTTGGAAGGCCTTGCTGATTTCGTTCTTCACCTTCTCGATTTCACCGGCATCCACCAGCGTTTTTGCATCGAGGTTCGCGACAGTCTCCAGCGCCTTGCGGGCTGCAGCTGGGTCAGAGATGCCTTCGAAGGTCTTTACCAGACCCTCAGCAGTCTCAGCGCGGGTGCGGTGCGATTTGGCCTCGGCGTTCAGCCGGGTGATGGTGTCGCGAGTGCCTACAGCATCGAACGCAATGTCCTTGCCGTCGTCACCGGTGAATACGGGCTTCCCATCCAGGACTTCCGCGTATTGCTTGCCATCTACTTCAACGATTTTGAGCTTCATTGTTTCTCCTAGCAGGCCATCCGGCCCATTGCGCCCCGCTCATCCGAACAGACAGGCAATAAAAAGCCCCGCTGGTGCGAGGCTGGTTTGATTTGGCGCGCTACGTTTTGCGACTTGTCGTTTCGTGGCGCTAGATTGGTCGTTTACAGGCCGGCTCTGGCGAATGCCGCCGTGTCCTGTTCGCGTAACTGGTCAAGGGTGAGCAACTTGCCCTTGTCGTTGTAGAACTGATCCAGGTCCAGCCCGCCATCACGCAGCAGCTTGCCGCGCGCAGGGCCCAACACCTGATCCTGTCTTTCCGCGCTCTGCGACTTGATCCAGTCGCCGTAATTCGTGGACTGCGGCACCTGACCATCCATACTCGCCCGCGTGCCTTCTGGCAGGCCCTTGGACAGCCTCAGCGCCTCGTAGCTCTTGATGATCGGCATCGAGGTCGACCGGCAGCACCAGTGCAGCTTGCCCGGCCCGCTGAGCCAGGGGACTTTGTGACCGACTGGCAAATGCCTGCTGTCGTTGGTGTAGACGAGTCGGTCACGCAGCCTACATGGGGCGCTTGTCTTGTTGTCGAGCGTGCTGAGCCAGCGAACCTCTTCGACAAGGTCGTCGTTTTGCTGATAGTAGGCCTCTCGGGCGCCCTGAGCGGTATGGCTGATCGCCGTCCGCACCATCGAATCAACGTCGCGACGACTGCGCTCGATCAGGCCGTCAGCGTAACCCTCGGCCCTGGTGCCCATGATGCGGCGAACGATCTGGTCAGTGGTTTGGCCTTCGGTCATGCCGATGCGGATGCCGTCGCGGATCTTCGCCGCCCGTCCCGCCTCAAGGCCACCAATCCACTCCTTGAGCAAGCGCCCTTGGAATGGCCGGCTGAGCGCGATTTCTCGCACCTGCGCTAGGTTGACAGCGTTCAATTGGACCTCGACCAGGACCTGGCCGGGGATGACCCGGGTGAACAGCGCACCCTGATACTCGACCTCGTACTGGCCGATGTCGACGACCGACTCAACCATGACCTCGCCAATCGAGGCATAAATCGACTTGTTCAGCTCCAGGACCGAGACCAACACGGCATTGAGGCGCTTGGCCGTGTAGGAGTCGGCACCCAGGCGCTCGATAGCGTCGATCAGCTTGGCCCGAAGGTCGGCATCCACGCTATTCAGCAGCTTGATGATCTTTCGCGCCTCGGCATTACTGAGGTGCTGCAGGTCAACCGCGTGACCGATCGATGCCGATTGCAACTTCTCGTTGACCGTTGCCATGTCAGATCGCCCCTAGTGCCGGCCCTTGCTCATCGATGCGCGCTTTCTCTTCTTCCCAGTCCAGTTCGTCACTGATGACGCCACGGCGCTGCATTTCGGAGTAAAGCGATTGGTCGCTAAGCTTGCCGGAGTTGGCCATGCTGATCAGGTTGGGCAGAGACACTTCAGGCGCGAAGTCGCTGTCGAAGTTGCCGCGCATTTCGACGTGGCCACCCTCGCCCAGGCTGCCGTAATCGGCCAGGATCTGGAGCAGCTGCGCGATGCAGTCAGCGAACTGACCAGCCAGGCGAGCCAGCGGGGACAATTCCTGCGCCGCTTCCTCGTTGGCCTGCGCTGCCGTCTTCACGGCCTGCTTGTCCTTCTGGAGTAGCTTGGCCCCGGCCATACGCATATCGTCGACCAGATCGTTCAGCGAGTCGCGCCCGGCGGTGATTGCCGCCCCAGTGTGCTCGACGTACTTGGCGTTGCCGTCCTTCGGCATGCGGGTTGCGCTGGCCGAACTGATAGTCAGCTGGAATTCATCGTTGTCGGTGAACACGAACAACAGAGGGACGCGGGCAACGTGCAGCAAGTTGTCCTGATCGCTCTGTGACTGCCAGTGCTTGACGTTCAGGTGAGCCAGTTCGAGCAGTGGCGGCTTAGCCGTCATCGGCCCGGTGCGGCCCGTGTAGAACGTCACCCATGGAATATATGTGAGGCTGGTAGAGCCTTGATCGTGCTCCGCCCATGCGCCGCCATTGTCAGGCTTGCGGTAGGTGCGCCAGCTGCCAGGCTCCAGCACACGGACTTGATCCACGCACTTGACGCCGAAGTCACCGTCTGCGACCTCGACAGATTCCATGTAGCGAACCTGCATCAGCTTGCCGCCGTCGAAGCGCCAGCCGAGCACCTGGCCCGGCTTGATGATGA